CACCTTTTTTACCTTTATAATTAAATACAATAGGACTTCTATACTGAGAAGCATAATCAGGCCACTGCTCATAAAGTTTATTATTCTGGTTTAACTCTGGAAACAAATTTTGTTCTTCTGAAATATATGAAGATAATCTATCAGCATAATATTCCATTTTATTTTCTATACTTTGTCTCTTTTGATTGAAAAGTGTTCTGTCTGCATTGATTGAATTCTCACCTCCTGTTGGTGTAAGTAATCCATTATTCCTTGGTCTTAAATAAATAGCCTCTAGTGCTTCATAATAGGCAGCATAGAGTAAGAAGTCCTGTATATAATCATTTACTAATGTCTCATAATTGCTATTAGTCCATGTTGGACCAGCATCAATTTGTGATAAAATAGATTGATATAATTTAGTACCAATAATTCTCTGTAAGGAAATGTCTTGAGCCTCTCTAACAGCATTTTTTAACAACTCAGTATCTAATGAGTCATTAATATCAGTGAACTGTCTTAGTTTAGCTTCTGAAATTATAAAAGTTGTAGTCATTATGCTAAGGGTAATTCTGTTATTGTTCCATTCACTTCACCATCTGCTTCTCTATCAGCTTGTTCAATTTCAGCTTCAAGTCCACTATCCTCACCTATTTCTGCTTCTGAGGAAGTAACTACATCTACTTCTTCTTCACCATCAGCAAATAATTTTAACTGCTGAACACCAACTGAAATCTCAAATTCTGGGTATTTAGCTTCTAAAAGTTTCTCAATGACACTCAAAATGTCTTGTTGGAATGGTCTAATAACTGTGTTTACAAATAGTAAATAAGCATCAATTACTTCTGCTCTACCTCCTAACTGGCCTTCAGTTTTGATACCTAAAATCATAGGTGAGGTAATTCTATGAGCAGTCAATACCTTTTGTGTTACCATTTCATTCACATTGTAATAGTAATCATCAGCTCCATTCTGTGGAATAGGAGTAATCACAGGAGCATTCTCTGGAGAATCAACATCAATATACATTAATGAACCAGCATTGTCAGTTCCTCTGTATTGATTTTGAAGCATATTCTCAATGGCTTGTCTTTCCTCCTCATTAGCATTTGTAAATGTAGTAATTGAGAGAGAAGGTGCTAAACCATTCTTAATGTTATTGAGATGGAAATTATCTACCTCCATATCAAGATCTATCACTCTTAAAGCACCTACATAATCAGGTAGAGGATAGTATTTTTGTCCTGGAGCATATGGTTGATAAACATAAATTTGTTTAGGTTCAGCCATTGCTGTTTTAGGGTTGTAACAAGGTAAATATGGTAGATCCTCAATGTTCTGTTGTCCATATTTGTAGTTAGTTGCCCATTCATCAGAGATATAATATCCAGGTATCTTACCTCTGTAATTTTTTTCTTTAGCTCTTAGATAGCTAAAATCTATATGATAGAATTCTACTGGTCTAGTTCTGGATTTATTCCAGATAACTTCAATAGCAAATCCACCATACAACTTGTAATCTTGTGCTAATTTACCATAAATGGAGTTCCATGATTCACCATCTGCATTAGCAATATCAGTAACAAAATCAGGTTGTGATACTAAACCCTCACCCTTAATTCCCTCAACAATTGCATTGATACAAGTATTGTGAATAGAACTATTATTGTAAAGGTGGATCAAATCATTTGGGAAGCTATTATACTCTCCAAACTTAACATATTTGTCAGTCTTCTTCTCAATGACAGATACTCTCTGACTGAACTCCTTTTTAATTGATGAGAATTTTAATTTATCCATTATATGTTATATAAGTACCATTTTCATTTGGTGATACATATTGAGTTATACTACTATTATTACTTCCTGAAACCCAAGCTCTATCACTATAAAGTAAAGTATCTGGAACTAAATAACCTGCTGTATCCCATACTTCATCATAACTATCCCAAGCTGTAGCTACTTGATTCCAAATAGCATCTGTAAATAAGCCTGTAAATAATTGAACATCATATTGTCCTGTTGGTACTGGGATTAATGAACCACTATTTTGAAATACTAACCAATTATTATATTGGGTAGGAGATGAATAAAGTGAAACCTCAAATGTACCATTGGATTGGTCATATGATTGAGAATAAGCAACTACTAAATCATTATAATATCCTGAACCTGTGTTTACAGTGTCAAGATACACAGCATTTGTATTGGTAGCAAGTGATTTATTAAATTGTAGCATATCTGTATAAAAACTAGGTTAGGGATTGTGCCATAGACACAACCCCATTCCTAAATTGAATTTATTATCCTAAAGTGATGCCACTCAAAGCATCAGCTAAGCTACCTGAAACTTCAGAAGCTGGTTCTGGTTCTTGACCAGTGAAAGCAAGAGTATACCCATTGAGGTCTCCAAAGCTGGTTCCTGTAGCTCCTGTACCTGACAGAAGTTGCATACCATTTTGTTCACCTAATAGCTAGTATTTACCAACACCATCTTCAGAGCCATTGTTTGTTTCAACAATAACTTTTAAGTCTGGGTTTTTGGCTAATACTCTAATTTGGTTTCTGGTTGAGCTTTGGAGTTTGAAGAACACTGCATTCACAGTTTGTTCATAGAAAACAGTTCCATTCTCAGGAGTAGCTGAAATAGCTTCTGAGAAATCACTTGTTTGTCTGAACAATTCATACTTAAAGAACTCACCTGATCCAGTAATACCTGAAATTAATCCCTCACTTGCATCAGTGACTGTGTCAATTGAACCAGATAAGATATAAAGGTTCTTAATACCCCCTGTATTGTCTCTACAACCAAGGGTAAATCCTGAAGTAATATCACATGTTGACATAATTATCTGGTTTATTAGTTAATATTGGAGGGGCATAAAGCCCCTCCTTTACTAAGGGTTAATTTATTGGTCATTAGATACCCAAAACTCAGGGTATGCAATGTTTACACCTAATTTAGTTGAGATTCTGTGCTTCAATTGGTCAGAATTGATGTCATACCACAACTGGAATTCTGAGAAGTCACTCATCAAGTCAGTACCAGCAACAATCTGCTTAGCAGGGCCTAATACTACTCTTGAAGAACCATTCAAACCAACAGTACCAACAACCTTAATATTAGGGTTGAAAGGATACATCATTTCTAACAATCCACCTCTGTTCTCAATTGATGCAGGATCAAAGTAGAAGTTATTTGCAGTTCTAAGAGCTACAATATACTTTCTAAAATCATCTACACCCATGAAGAAGGTCAAGTCAGGTCTGTCAGCAACATCTGTTGACAAGTTAGCAATCATATCATCCATTACATCAAGTGCATTGGTAGTAGTGATAGCTAATGAACCTGAACCAGCAGGAACAACAACACCAGCAGTAGAACCTGAGATGATAGTTTCCAAACCATAGGCTGCATCACAACCTGCTTGGTCACCCTGCCATAGGAATTGGTCATTTTTCTTTTGGAAGTTGTTCACCAACAATTCAGAATAGTTGCTAACAAGAGCAAATGTTTCATTGTATGAACCTGGTTCCAAATCTGCAATACCTAAGTATTTTTTATCCATATCTTTCAAACAGATACCATCAAATGATGTTCTTGGACATACAGTGATGTCTCTTTGAGTGAAAGTAAGAGAGCCAGAAGGAGTGCTAACACAAGTACCACCTTGAAGTTGAAGATCTACTTCCATCAAGTTGATTGGTTCTTGGTACTTTACACCTTCTTTAACAGTAATGTACTCCATAGTGGAGCCACCATATACTGATTTTACAATAAGCTCACCAGCAACTTCATTGTTAAAGTCTGATAGAGCTGATACATCTAAAGCCATAATAGTCTATTATTTTTTATTTTTTTTAATCATTCTTAATGCCAACTCCATGTCTTTGGAATTTTTAGCACTTGTTACATCAAATTTGGAAAATCCAGATTTAATTTCTTTACCTGTTGAAGTTACTGTAGGTTCAGCAGCAGGAGTCTCTTCAAATTTAGCCATTTTAGCTTCTAACTTAGCCATCTTTGTTTCAATTGATTTCATTTGTTCAGCAACTGCCTCAGCAATTTCCTTAACAACTTCCTCAAGTGAAGGAGTTCCTTCTTCTACTTCCACTACAATTTCTTCCATTGTTTCCTCTTCAGAAACAACTTCTTCAGAAACCTCTTCTTCAGCCATTTCTTTCTCATCATCAGCTGATGTGATCTCTTCAACAACAGAGTCTTTAGTAACAATTTTAGTGCCATCCTCTAGCTCATGGGTCCCATCAGGAGCTCCCATTTCTTGACCTTCAGCAGTAACAACAGTTACCTTATCACCAATTTGTAATGAGTCACCTGGAAATTTAATGGTGAATGCACCATTGATGTCCTTTAACTCCCCAAAAGTTTCTTCTGTGGTTTCCATAGATACTTCAGCTTCAACAAGATTGAAATACTCTTTTACAAGAGATTTTAATTCATTTGAAGTCATACTTTGGAATTTTATTATAGTTAATAATACAGATTGACACCCTATGGTGTCATCTATGTCATACATATCAAGAAAATATCCCTAGCAAAT